TAGGCATGGTCCAACTGGGGTTGCCACCATATCTCCAACCATGATTTCATCTATGCGTTTAGTAGTTCCATCTGCCATGGTGATCAAAGTATCACCAACAAGGCACAAATCATCATTCCGCCCCTTGGGGAACTGGCCGACCTGCGTGATGACCATGTCCGCCCAAGCACGGTCGGGCGCATAGATCATCTCCTCGGCGAACAGGTGCTGCACCGAATACAGCCGCGCCAGCTTGTCCTGCCCACGCGGATCGACAAGCTGAACGGCAAATTCCTCATGACCGTAGATGCGGCGTATTTCCTGCGCGACGCTGATGCCGCTGGCTTTGTTCTCGATCAGCAACCGGTCAACCTTCAGCCTCCGGCAGGTATCGCCGACCTTAGTGACGAGGTTGTGCAGTTCCAGTCGGTCCTGGAAGGCGGTCATCAGCATGACGCGGGGCAGACCGTCGATGTCGTCAACTTCGCCCGGCTGGATGACGCTCTGCTTGCCGTATCTGTTGACGTGCCGGGTCGAGCGTATCTCGCTGGTGCCGTAGAACACGCCCCAAACGGTCAGCGCGCTGTAGTCGTTTTCTTCTTTCAACCCGTAGGCGGTGTCGAGGCTGGCGACAATGAAGTGGAACGGCGGGAAGGCTTCGTCGATCCAGGTCTGCCACCATTCGCGCTTGATGATACCGCCGCCCGCCGGTTCAGGACGCTGCTGTAGCTGGCCGGCAGCGCCCCAGGGACCGAGCGTCTTTTCCAACAGCCGAACCTGCTCTTCATCGAACCGCTCGGGCCAGAGCAGTTCACCCGGCACGGTGCGGGGGTCGGACCACTTTACCGGCTGGTTGTCTTCGGTCAAATGGGCAGGGACCAGGGTCGTGTGAAAGGATCGCTCTGGTTCGTAGCGCATCGGCAGGCAAAGGTGCTGCCAATCGCCGACGCCTTTCTCAAGAACATGCCCGCTGATGTCTAGTTCGCTTAAACGCTGGGCGATGACGATGCGGCAGCCATGGCCCGGCTTAGAGTTATTGAGGCGGTTATACCAAGCCATGTCCCACCACTCGATGGTGCTGTTGATGATGGCTTCGCTGTTCGCCTCGGCGCTGTTGTTGAGATCGTCGCCGATGAGGTAATTGCCGCCCAAGCCCGTCGTCGCGCCGCCGACCGACACAGTATTTCGTATGCCGTTCTTGTTGTTTTGAAATCTAGTCTTAGTATTCATGTCGCCAACTAACTGGAATCGGTCGCCCCATCTTTTCTGATACCAGTCAGATTGAAGTAATGTGCGGCATTTTACTGAGTCCTGCAAAGACAACGCCATTGCATAACCAGCGTGCAGGAACTGCGCGCCTGGGCCGGCAAGCGGCGTGTTAGCGCGCTGCGTCCAGACCCAAGCCGGGAACATAACACCGCAAATGGTTGACTTGCTAAAGCGCGGCGGCACGTTGATGAGCAGGTTGGGGATATAACCGTCGCAACACGCCTCTAAATGCTCGCATATAGCCTGTAGGGCGTAGCCGCCATGAGCAAAGGGGGCGCTGTCGATAGTCGGCCATGCGGCGACGGTAAAGTCGTATAGCGACGCTTCCAGTTCGCACCGCTCGATCTCCAGCAGCGCCTCGTCCCGGTCAATCAGATCAGCGCCGAGACGGATGAGCATCAGACGCCCGTGCTACCGAAGCCACCGCCGCCACGACCGGTGTCAGGCAGTTCGACGACCGGCTGCCAGTCGATTTGGACAATAGGACAAAGAACCGCCTGGGCGATCCGCATGCCACGGGTGATGATGAAATGAGTATCGCCATGGTTGACGAGGACGACGTGGATCTCGCCACGGTAGTCAGCGTCGATAGTGCCGGGCGTGTTGATGACGGTGACACCGTGCTTGGCAGCCAACCCGGATCGAGGACGGATTTGTAACTCGTAGCCGGACGGAACGGCGACGGCGATGCCGGTCGGTATGACGCGCCGGTCATACGAATAAAGCACGATGTCTCTTTCTACAGCAGCCAGCAGATCGACGCCGGACGCGCCAACGGTCGCGTAGGACGGCAGCGGCAGCGTGGCAGCGTGCGGCAGACGTTTGACGTGGATCGGTATTGTGCGGATCATGCCTTAACCTTCTCATGCACCTCGGCGGCAATAGCAAGATAAGCCGCGCCGTCGGTATAATTGTCTTCGTGAAACCCGGAACCAGCGGCGATTCGGGCGACCTTTGAGAGCACCATAATCATCGCAGCGTCGTGCGCTGTTAAACGATAGCCGCTGAAGTCTAAATAACCGTTCACTAGACGGGCAAAGCACGCCATGTTGCGCTCGGGCGGGCCATATACCTTGTCCCTCGTCTGCGTCGTCAGTTCGATGGCGTTTCGCAGGATGCTTTCGCGTTTGGATGGCATGTCGATGGGATCAATCATTTATTGACCTCCTCGTGCCACTGCACGGCAGCCTGCGGCGTCGGCATGCAGTCCATCAGCAACCGGCGCAGGCGGGCAACGTCGGCCTCCAGGACCGCAACGCGGTCATCGAGGCTGGGTGAACGGATCGAGGTTATGTGCAGCGAACCTGACACGCCCACAGGGCCGTCGGGATCGAGGGCCATGCGGGCTTCGTCGTAAGCGAGGGGGCCGAGCGTCGTCATATCAATCCTTCCTTTCCTTCTGCGCGGTTTCTAACGCCTCTTGCTTGCTCATGCCCAACGTCGTCAGTTGACGCACGCGCTGCATGATCTTGACAAGCATCTCGGCGTCGTCGGCAAACCGCAGCAGCACGGCGCGATCGTAATCATCGACCATCCGGTGCGACAGAGCGCGACATACGGCGATAACCGCATGCTCGCGCTCGATGACAGCATCGCCGGGGTCGTAAGGGAGATTGGTCATGCCGATGCTTTCAGCAGCTTCATTTCATCGCGGTTTCCAACAATTTGTCTAAATTCCGGCGGATAGACTGCAAAACAATGCGACCCAGGCCCATTGGTTTTATGGCGTAAAGACTTGACAGGGTAATTACCGACCACCTTGCGATAAGCTTCGCGAACCATTGCCCCGGCAACCCATGTGTCCGCCGGGATCGGCTCAAAACCCAGTTCTACAAAAACGCTCGGGACGGTAATCCAGTTATTGTTTTCCATGTCTTTAATCCGCTTGGTTCTTCACCGCCAACAGTGCCTGCTTTAGAGCATCACGCGCATCAGCATCAAGCGCAGTCGCGTCGATGGTCTTAACCTGCTCGGTCAGGATCGGTCCACCATCCTTGCCTGTCGCCTCCACACGCGCCGTCGGCGAGTAGCTGCGCGCCTTCAACCGTTCTGCCCGCCACTTCAGCGCATCCAGCTTAACGCGATCCGCAGACGCCGACTCGGGCGTGACAGTGCGCGCCAATTCGGCGATCTCGTCGGCTGCGTGGTCGCCAAGATCTTCTCGCGCACGCGCATATTGAGCCGACAAAACGGGGTTGTCGCGCATCCAACGATAAAAACTTTCTCTTGGCGGCGCTTCTTCGTCCTGACAAATCGAAAGTAAAGACCGACCATAAACGCTCATTTGCGTCAGAACATACTGCGCCTGTTCTTCGTTATATGGATTTAATTCTCTTTTGGGTTTGCCTTTCTTTGGCAACAACTCATCCCAATCAGCGGTAATGCCTTTCTTTACTTTACGGCCCGCCACTTTAACCTCCGATCAATACAGGAAACCGCCCAACATATAGGCGATTTCCTGTTGTTTTCAAACACTAAGCCTCACCTGCGGGTTCGATTGCGGCGAGGCGTTGCAGGTCTTCGTTACCCATCACTTGCAGGATGCTTTCGACGCCGCGTCGGAAGATGATCCAAAACTCGTCCTGAGATTTTGCGTCACAACCATACAAAGATTGGGCGACAATCGCACCGGCAGCGAGCAATGCGGCTGTTTCCTGTCTTTGTTCGCTGGTTGCCTTGCGTTTAGTCATGAACGATCCTCAGAGGCGTATTTCGACAGCGGCGTACTATCCCATCCAGCCAGCGCATCGCGGTAGATTGCGAGCATGGCATTTTGCTCTTCGGCCTCGTCCGGCTTACGACGCTCGGCGAGCAAAGCGCGGATTGCTTTGACGTCGAACCCGGCAGACTTCGCTTCGGTGTAAACGTCCTTGATGTCGGACGCCAGGGTGCGCCGTTCGTCTTCCAGCCGCTCGATACATTGGATGATGGATTTCAGGCGTTCGACGGCAACGCCGCTATTGTGTCCCTCAGTCATATCAATCTCCTTTTGGCATGACGCCGGGCGCAGGATAGCAGGGAAAAACATTTTGGGAAACATCCTAAAATGGCACTTCGTCGTCTAACCCATCATCATCGCACGGCAACGCCGATCCGGTCACAATGACGACTGGGTCGGCGCGTTCGCGTCCCATGGGCTTGACGGTTGCGCCAGGAAAGGCGCGCTTGATGTCGATGACCTCGGCATACTTGGACAGGATAAGACCGATCTCTGCCAAACTGTAGACCACCGACGCTCGACCTGATCGCACGACGTGCGCCGCGTCGATATTGTCCCGGCAGATGAGTATCACTTCGCCGGTAGCCGGGTCGTGTGTCTCCCAGACCTCGGGATCGAGGTGCTTGTGACCGGCTTCGGCTGCGACCTGATCCAGACGCCGCCATGCGGCTGACATACGCTTACACTCGCGCTCCAGCACCTCACTGTCGCCCTCGCGCACGGCGTCGTAGAATAATTTCCTTTGCCGGTCGAACTTCTCGCGCAGGTCAGCATCAACCAGCAGCCGCAACCTACCGATCCCCCACCGCCGTTCCATCTCCGTCGCCAGGGCGTCAACAGCGTCCAGATGCGACCTGCCGGTGAGGTATACATCGGGGCCACGGTTCATCCAACCAGCCGATGATGCCGGTGGGTTGGGGGGTGATTTGTTTATCGGTTTCTTCGCCATTTGTTTTTTCTCCTGTACCATTATGCCAACTAGCAGACTGCTAGCGCGATCCCCTTCCCCCACTCGTGCAATGCTGACTTGTGCAGCCTCCGGCGGAGGCAAGTCAGCAGGTTGCTGACTGCAACTTGCACTAGTGGGGGTTTTGAAGTCAGCAGACCGTTTTGCTGACTTGTTGCTGACTTCAAACCCACTTTTAAGGTTGTAGTCAGCAAAATCTACTCTTCCTCTGATTGCGGAGCATAGGCGCTCTGGCGCTTAAAATCCGCTAACTTTTGCGTGTCAACGAAGACATGTAACCGCTCTGAACGGTCCTTGCCGGGATACATTTTCTCAAAAATAAATCCATCTTTCTTCCAAAGATCGAGCATACTTTGCGCCCTACTTCTGTAGTTCTTACGGTCACCGTCGGGCGGCATAATGTGGTCGATAATGACATCACCGGCCCAAACTTTCGAGTCGGCACGCCCCCTTAGGATATAGCGAATTTTTTCCTTTTCGCCGGGCATACCCGCCTCGATCTGCTCCAGCATTTTGGCGGTCAGGGGATCGGAAACACCATCGAACAAGCCGGGTGGATCCCAGGCATCGACGACCTGGACGTAATCAGCAGGGTAATCGTCGGTGGCGTTGTCGAGGCAGACGCTGACAAGCTGGAACCAATGCGCGTGATCGGCGGGGGGTGCCATGTTGGCTTTGGCATTGTCTGATCTGATGTAAGTGCGTCGATCCTCGCTCTTGATGCCTAACTTGGCCGCATCCTCTTCTGACATGGCTGATAGTGTCGTCATGACGCGAGCGGCGCCTTGTAGAGCAGATGCGCCACGGAAAGACTCGCCATCGCCGGACGTGCCGCCTTTGCGGAAATGATGGACCAGCTGGATGGCGCAGTTTGCTTGATCGGCAACCTGGGACCAAAGCGCCATGACCTTGACCATTTCTTCGTTGCGGTTTTCCTCGGCGGTATGGGTATGCGCGAAAGGGTCAACGACAAGTAGCTTGATGTTCTTGGCAATCAGCGCCGCGACTAACTCATCGACGATGGGCGACGCTATCAAGCCGCCGTCGGTGCGTTGCGTGATGATGATGGGCTGGTTACGACCGCTGTCGAGGTAGATTGGGTGCTTGAAGTCGGCGGGGGTTAAACGGTAGTGCCGCATGATGCCGGCAACCCGGCGAAGCATCTCGTCGATGGGATCTTCGCCGTTGAAAATCCAGACAGCACCAGATGTATGAACGGCTTCGTAGAATGATTTAATGGTGCGTTCGATCAGCGAGTAGCCCAAAGCGACGCTAAATGCGTCTACCATCGACTTGGCCGTCTTACCGACGCCGCCCGGCGATCCAAGCAGGGAAACGAATTTGAGGATTGTTTCCCGGCCATAAACCCATTGGCGTGGAGGTATTTTGCTTTGATCGTATGAGAATAAGGGTGTCGGCGTTAGACCGCGCTGGGGTTCAAAATCTTCCTCAAAGCCGGTATTTTGCTCTTTGCCGGTAGGTTCGTCAGGCTCGCCGTCGTCGGTGGTGCTAGAGCCGCTATCACCGGCCTTGACGCGGTCCTTAGGCGGTTCTGGCTTCTGGGGTGGCGCCTTCTCGGCAGCCTCACGAACCTCATGATCCCACTTGGCATAGGCATGATCCCACTTTTCGCGGAACATTGTGATGCCGCGACCTTCGCGTTCAAGCAGGAAATGCTTGGGCGTGCTGGGTTCGTAAATGCGAGATTTGACGTTGCGGACGTAGGTTTCAAAAGCCTTCATCATGAAGGTCTTTGCCAACGCATCCGACATGATCGG